GGTTGGGCTGGATGAGGAACACGTCGCTGTTGGCGCTCTTCAGCATGTTGATCTGGGCGACAAGGTTGTTATAGGTGTCGCTCACGCTGATCGGGCCGGGGTCGGTAAAGTCGTTGGTGCCGAGACAGATTCCGGTGAGATGAGCGCCCATCAGGGGCATTGAGTCCCTGGGGCGCGTGCCGCCATCGATCGATGGCGACGACCAATCCAACGTCGACGACCCGCCATATCCGAGGTTTCGGACGAAGAGCTTGCGTTTTCCGTCATTCGACCAGACTTCCGCGCCGAGGAACTCAATGACGTTGGCGGCCTCAGAGCGGATGTCGATATAGGTAGCAGCCGGGGCCAGTGCGATCGGGGAGCCGATCTCCAAGACGAATGTACCGGTGCCGGGGATGGTCCCGGTTTGGCCCTGATCAGTCGTCCACCGAATCGCGCGACCGTTCGTATTTCCTTTTACCAGGAACCGAATGAAGTCCTTGGCGCCACCCGGGAAGACCCATCGCAACGCGCCAGTGGTCAGGGCGTGGTTGAAGAGCTTGCCGCCCGGGCCAAAATTTGTGGCATGGATGGTGGCCGATCCTTGCGTGATCTGGCCCTCCATGTAGGTGAGGTAACCCGCAAATCCCTTGCCGTTGCTGCCGTAGAAGCCAGCGTCGGACACGGTGATGCCGCTACCCAGCCGGGTCTGCAGCAGGGCCGAGATCTTTGCGACAGGCGATTGTGACCGGCGACCTTCGCCGCCGGCGCTATCTGAGCCCTTGCCAGCCGTCTGGCTGTCGCCCTCGTAATCGATAACCATGTCGGCCGTGCCGGCGAGCAGCTGGTTGAAGCGCGACCGGGCAATGGCGGTGTTCGATTTGGTGACGTTGTAGGCGTAGACCGTTTCACCCTGCTGGCTGGCCATGATGCCACCGCGCATGATGCCTGCGCGCATCTGGCCCTTCATCAAAGGCATGGGTTACTGCGCGATCGTGCAGGAAACGCCGGTTCCGAAGTCGTTGGTGCGCCAGAAGTAGCGACAGCCCTCAAGGGCATCCTTGCCGACATCGCCCTGGCTCGACGTGTAGGTCTTCACGAGATCTGGCAAGGCGTTGCCAGGCACGCGACGCATCAGGCTGACCGACCCGGTTCCGGTGAAAGTGATCTGGACCGAGAAATCCTTGCCGGCATGGATCGCGAAGTCCGGCCCGTCCGTGTTGGCGTCGAACACGGATTTCTGCCACGACATGCTGTCGGTGGCGCCGAGCGTGGTGACGGTGGCCATTGGCCCCTCCTAAGACGGGCCGGTTACGGCGTCAGCTTCTTCCAGTTGCCGGCTGCCGCACCGGTGGAGCGGTACCAATCGCTGTTGGTAGTGTCGAAGCATTCCTGGCCGACGAATTCCGGGGTGACGACACCGGCCGGCGAGCCGGCGCTGGTGACATAGGCGAGGCGCTTGTAGAGCTCGGGGTTCACATGGGTTGCGGTTCCGAGGATCTGATCGACCTCGGCACGGGTACCTATTGCCATTGTGGTGGTCTCCTAGAGGGGGTTTCGAATGAGAACGCCGCGATAGGTCGGGCGGACACGCGCCGACATAGTCACGTTTCGATGCTGGCGGCTTTTCGCCAGGGTTGATTCCCAGGTCAGCGCCTCAGCGGTGCCGGCCGGGAATGGGTTCGGCAGGTCGCCGATAGCCGTCTTGCCCACCATCCAGGCGGCAAGGTGGATGTCTTCATGTCCGACATTGCGGAGGTAGCTGTCGATCTCCTTCACGCTCGCAGGCGCCAGATGGATGGCCTGGAAGCGCTCGGCGATCGGGTGCATGGATCAGTCGAGTTTCCAGGGCGACCAGACCGCCGTGATTCCGGTGTCGATATCCTCGGAATTAAGGATCACGGCCGGCATGTCGAAGATCGGCGCCATGTCCGGAAATACCTTCAGGTTGACGGTCGCTTCATCGAGGACCTTCGTGATCATCGCGCCGTGGACGCGGCTGCCAGAGATCGGCGCCTCGCTGTCGGCCTGGCGGTAGAAGACGCGGTCATTGATGTCGGCCATTGGTTCGCTCCTTCAGGCAATCTGCCAATCCGGCCCGCCGTAATCGGCCGTGAGGTCGTCTTTCCAGGACTTGCCGCCGGCGTCGCGGATCTCGCCGACAGGTGCCTGCAGGTTCATTTCCGGATCGTGGATGCGGGACAGGTTGTCGAGCATGTCGTCATGGGCCAGCACCGGGAAGGCGGTGTACTCCTCCTCGATGAAGACCTTGACCATGTCGAGGGTCTGGCCCTGATAGTTCGTGTAGAGTATGCCGCCCTGGGGCAGCAGCAGATCGCCCTGCTCGAAGGTCGGCACCAGGCGCTTGATGCGATCCTCTTTGGCAAGAGACCCACCGAGCGGCGTGATCTTGAACTCGTAGTTGAGCTCGACCTGCTTCTCCTCGATATGCTCGATATCGGCCTGCATGCCGTACTCTTCGTACCCTACCCCGATCGGCTTCCATTTCCGGTGCAGGTGGAAGAGCATTCGAGTCCGGCCGGCGAGATTCAGGCGGTCGCGCACGATGTCGCAGACGCGGCGCTTGTTGTCAGGGCCGACGCCGATGACCCAGAAGCTGGACCAATCGTTGTTCTTGCGCTTCTTGGAGCCGGCCGGATCGACCAGGATGTATTTGTTGAGGTTCGAAAAGTTGCCAGCCGGCCAATACTTCAGCCACTCTTCCAGAAATCCCTGGGCGGTGTCAGCGGTCGGGTTCAGCAGCATCTGCGATCCGAATGTGTAAGGGCCCTGGATGCGGCGCTTTTCAGCGAGCCACTCAGCCGAGCGGAAGACCGGCTTGCCGTTCTCCCGGCCGTTATCCGTTGCCGGATGCTTCCGGGCGGGGACGCCGCGGTCGATCATGGTCCGGTAGGTATCGAAGAGGTGGTAGCGGGTGCCGATGACACGGAACCAGCCACCCTCGGAGCCGAGGTTGTCGGAAAGCTCCCAGGCCGAGGTGGTCTTCTGGATCATCTCGGGCGAGCCAACGGATTCCCGGGTCACGACGTCATCGTAGACGCGGCCCTTGAAGTGTTTGGAGGTCGGCTGGCCGTCCACCAGGCCCCAGGCCTCGACGGTTGATTCCTTCGGGTTGGCACGGCGCTTGACGACGATGCCGTCATCTTCCGACCACTTCGGCGCCTGCTTGGCCGGGAACTCCCAGAGGATGTCCGGAAACTGCGCCTTCAGATCGTCATTGGTTTCCATCTCCGACTTCAGCTGCCGGAGGAAGCCCTTGGCGATCGGTCGCGAATGGCTGAACAGGCCGATGGTCACTTCGGGGTCGTTCAGGATCTCCTGCAGCGTTCCGCCGAAGGTGATGACGGTCGATTTGTAGTGCTCGCGCGCCCAGAGATCGAGGTTGCCGTCGGGGTTCGCCTGGAACTCCCGGCACCGCTCGAACAGCCAATCCCGGTTGATGTCCTTGCGCTTGCAGGTGAAGACCAGCAGGTAAAAGAGATCGTGACGAGAGAGCCAGCGCTTGCCCCGGAGGACGTGATCTTCCGACTTCTCGGCCGCTTCCCGCAGCAGCCGCCGGTACCACTCAATGGCGGCGAGACGACTTTGCGGGAGCTTCGAGGGCGACGGGATCGACACTGCCTACGATCTCCATGAACTCTGCATCGACCGCCTCAATCCTTTGGTTGACGGTCAGATTGACGGTGTTGTTGACGACCTTGGGGCCAAGGTTTTTCCACATGCCGAGGTGCTGGCCGAGTTTGACCAGGGCGCCGATCTTGTCGTGCAGCTTGTAGCGGATGCGCCGGACCTCGCGGGCATCCTCGCCCCGCCCCTCCGTGAAATCCTCGACAGTCACCTCAGCGATAGCGGCTTTCTGGTCGTCGGTCAGAGACGAGAAATCCACCGCAGGTTCGCCATTCTTGGTGACGCGGAAGAAGTCGCCGGCGTTGGCGAAGCCGATCTTGGCGAGTTCATTAACAACCCGCTCGACGGTGATGCCGGTCTTCTCGCTGATCTTGGCTTGGCGTGCGGCGATGAGCGCCTTAACCTTGGGATTGGCCAGGAGCCGTGACGCCTGCTGCGGCGCAGTCCTCTCGCTATAGCCGGCCGCAATCGCTGCAACAGGCCCATTGAGATCTTTCACATACTCGTCGGCGAAACGCTGATACCGATCCCCGGCCTGGTGCTTTGCCGAAGGCGTGGCTGTTGGTTTCCTGGCTTGCTTAGGCAAGGCGTCACCCGTGGAGATTGAGCGGCCCTAACCCAATAGACTCCAAATGGTTGCTCCGGTAATCTGGCCGCGTTTGGAAAATATCAGATCACCGCAGAAGACAAGCAACCCGCGATCCTCGGCCGCCGGCGGGCGGAGCCATATCGGAGAGAGGTCCCATGTTTGTGCGTTTGGTCGTACTGGCAGTCGCCATGATTGCAACTCTAACTGCTGCTGCCAGCGCTCAGGAGCTCGGCGCCGACACGATTTGCCGACCTAGCGATTCCGACTCTGTCCTCATCAATTTTTCCAAAGATGAAGCAGATCAAATGAGCGTTCTGGTCAAAGACACAGACCCGATGACGCTTGAGCTCACCAGGCTCTATATTGAAGCTCAGCGCGTGGACAAACTGCAGCAGCTTCAGACGGGCCAGCTCACCAAGCTTGACCGAAAGGCGATCTTGAATAGCTATACTAAGCAGATCGGCACCTACAAGAGCGTGGTGAAAACTGTAAATCCTGGTCCGTTCTCACCCCTCCCCTGCGCCGACGGCAGTTCGCCGGTGGCCATCAATGTCGAGCAAGGTGACGACTGCAAGAAGTCTCCTAGCAGTTGCCATCCAAAGATGACGCACCCGTGCAATTTCGGTCAGCGACCCTATTCGGCCTGCAAGAAGGACGGATCGGGCTGCCAAATCTGGTTTGAGCCCGAACCGGTCTGCGCGCAGTAGCAAGCAACGATGCGCCCACAAAAAAAGCGCCGCGAGCGTCCGCCCGGGCACTTTTCGACATTTGCGAAAACATACGCTTCTCCAGCCCGGACGTCAACATGTTGCGTCGTCCTCGGCTTGGCGGTCGCATTCCTTGCGGTGGTCGCGCTCCAGCTTGCCGAAGAGATCGAGCGCATCGCGAAGCTTGCCAAGGGCGTTATCCCAGCCGATGCGGTGACGCCGACGCACCGTGCCGAGGGGGTG